CATCCTGGACAAGGCGGCTGTGCTCGAGCGCATGCGCAAGAGCCCGGGCCTGCAGGGCAAGACGGACGCCGAGCTGCTGGCCATCAAGGCCAAGCGCTTCCTGGGCGCCATCCGGGCCTTGGAGTTCTCCCCGGCGCTGCACGACATGGCCCTCGCAGGGCGCGACATGGGCACCCTCCGGCGCGAGCTGGGCTTCATGGGTGTCCCCGAGGCGCACATCGATGACCTGGTCGACCTGATGTTCCAGATCAAGGAGGCCGCTGGTGAACCCGATGCAGGCCGCGCGGCGAACCTGAAGTTCCGCTTCGGGCTCGACGAGGGCACCCGCGTGGTCACCCGGGCCGGCGAGCTGGGCCTGTCGGACCTGCTGGAGAACGATGCCCGCGTGCTGGTGGACCGCTACACCAACACCCTGGCCGGCCACATCGGCCTGGCCAAGCACGGTATCGCCAGCCAGGCGGACTGGGCCAACGCCCTGAAGACCATCTCGGAGGAGGCACTGGCCTCGCCGGGGGTCGACGGGGCCCGCGTGAAGCGCGACCTGGCCCTCCTGGAGGACGTCCACCGGAACCTCACAGGGCGCCCGATGTCCACGCAGGACTTCAGCACGGCGAACCGCATGGCCACCGCACTGCGGGGCTACACGCGGGGCGTGATGCTGCCCCAGCTGGGCATCGCTGCAGCCTTCGAGCTGGGCGGCGCCATTGCGCGGGTGGGCTTCACCAGCATGCTGCGGCAGATGCCGTCGCTGCGCAGCTTCCTGCACGCCATGCGCCAGGGCTTCATCCCCGACCAGGGCCTCGCCAGGGACGTCATGCTCATCTCGGGCTTCGGCCAGGAGAAGGCGGCGGCCTACATGCGGGCCCAGGAGATCGAGAACGGCTTCATGGGCCAGGCGCTCACCCGCGCCGAGGCCGGGGCCAACAAGGTCTCCCACACGGTTGACGTCCTCTCGGGCAACGCCAGCTTCACCTCGCTGACGAAGCAGTGGGCCGGCATGGGTGCCCTCCAGCAGATGGCGGACTTCGCCCACGGCAAGCGACGGATGACCGACAAGCTGCGGGAGCGGTGGGTCGGCCAGGGCATCAACGCCGATGACATCGATGAGGTCCTCACGGCCCTCAAGGCGCACTCGACGGTGCAGGATGGTGTGCTGCAGCAGGTCCGCTACGAGGACTGGCACGCGGCCTCCCCGCGCACCTACGAGCAGTTCCAGACCTTCCTGAGCCGCCAGGTTCGGGATGCCATCCAGGACCACGACCTGGGTGAGTCGATGCCGTTCATGCACACCACGCTGGGCAAGATGTTCGCGGAGCTAAAGACGTTCTTCCTGGTCGCCCACGCGAAGAACTTCCTGAAGAACCTGAGCTACCACGACAGTACTGCGTTGCAGGTCTGGGGCATCGGCTTCATCGGCGAGGCGCTGGCCTACATGGTGCAGACCGCGGTGAACTACCCGGACCAGCTGGACGAGAAGCTGCAGCCTGACCTCATCGCGAGGGCTGCGTACTTCCGCATGGCGGCCCTGGGCACTGCCTCGATGCTCACCGAGACCGGCTACCAGCTGGTGACCGGGGGCGACTCGCTGGTTCAGGAAGGCATGACTGCAAACACCGGCAACCGCTCGTTCCTCAACACGCCCTCGCTGATCATCGCGAAGCGCCTCCTCAACGCCCCCACGACTCTCGGGGGGCTCGTCCTGGGCACCGATACGACCACCAGGTCGGAAGGCAAGGACCTCCTCGGGGTGCTCCCCGGGGCCAACCTCTACGGCCTCAAAGCCCTGAGCCAGTGGTGGGTCAACACGCTCCCTGCGTCAGACCCCGATAAGGCCCGCACGGGCCCGTAAAGCCCTCCCTCACCGCCCTCGCTGGCGGCTTCGGGGGAGGGCCCCTTTACCCCCTCCTCCCGAATGTCCTATTACTCGATTGTCGACGCTGTCGGCACCGGGGTGGCGCAGCTCATCTCTGTGCCCCCGTACATCAGCAAGGCGCACATCAAGGTGACCGTTGCCGGCACCGAGACCACCGCCTTCTCCTGGGTCAACTCCGGGACCATCTCCCTAACGGCACCGCTGGGTGCCTCAATCCGCGTCTCCCGCTCGTCCAGCCCGACCACGAGGCTGGTCTCCTACGGGGACGGGACGTCGCTCCCCGGGCCCGTGCTGGACATCGACTCCCAGCAGGCGTTCTACCTGGCTCAGGAGTCCTTCGACCGCTACGTCCAGGTCACCGGGGATCTCCTCTATGCGTCCTTCGTGGCTGACGGGGTGGGGGCCTCTCCGCGCCCCACGAGCGCCAAGCTCAAGGACGTCATCAGTGCCGAGGACTTCGGTGCTGTCGGCGACGGGGTGACGGATGACGCCCCGGCCATCCAGGCAGCGGTCAACTTCGCGGCCTCGCTGATCAACTCCTCGGCCATCGATGGGTCCTCTGGGGTCGCCATCTACACCCCCGGTCGCGGCAAGAAGTACCTGCTGGGTTCCACCGTGAGCATCCCCAAGCACGGCATCCGCTTCCAGAGCGATGCAGGCCGTGGGGCGTGCTTCATCGGCGACAACGTGCTGTTCGATGTGGGTGACCGGACGAACGCCTCTACCGTTCGGGACGTCTCCTTCTCCAACATCTACTTCGCGTCCACGAACAACGCCAACACGACGGCGGCCGTCACCCTGTACCGGGCCGTGGCGGTGGACTTCGACCGGTGCGTCTTCTCCAACTTCGACATCCACATCGATGGGGCGCGGATCAGCGTGGGGCGCTTCAACAAGTGCTGGCACCTGAACACGAAGCGGACGGCCAACGCCACCGCGTTCATCCGCCTGCAGGGCACCGACGAGACCGCCTTCGCCAGCCCATCGAGCTACACGCCGGGCGGTGGGATCCACATCGTGGACATGGAGGGCCAGGGTGCCCGCGTGTCAGGCGGCGTCGAGACCAACTACACCGGGGCCGGCATCCTCGTCCACTCGGCGGATGGCCTCTACGGCATGAACATCCACATGACCGGGTGCAAGTCCTCTGTGGAGCTGCGGCCTCTGGCCACGGCAGCGAACCGCGTGATCCTGGACATCTACTTCACCCAGTGCTACTGGGATGAACCGTCCGTGGCCGCGGGGGCTGCGCAGGCCCGCAACGTGCTCATCGCTGGCGATGTTTCCCCGAGCATCCCGTGTGCCTCTGGGGCCACCACCTCCAGCGTCTACCAGAACATCCGCTTCACCAGCTGCTTCGGCCGGGGCTCCACGAGCCTCGTTCAGCGCTGCGTGGAGATCAAGATCGGTGACGCTGGTGGGGCCTTCAAGGCTTCCGGAGGGCTCGTCCGGGACTTCCAGTTCAACGGTGGGGCATACCGCAACGCGACCATCACGGCCATCCAGGCGCACGGTCCCTCGACGGGGGCGTACTACCCGGTCTACGGCCTGACGATCCACGGCGTCTACTTCTCGGACAACAGCGCTGCGGGCTCCTCCGGTGTCGGCTCGGCCATCCAGGCCCACGCGATGAGCGCCTCGGTCTTCGGCAACACCTGCGGAGCTGATGCGGGCGCCACGGACTACATCTTCGCCTTCGTGCTGGATGCTGGTTCGGGGGCGAGCCTGTCGGTCCACGCGAACAACTTCGCAGGGTCGACGCCCCAGATCAGGGACATCTTCTACAGCTCGGTCGCGGGCGTTCGTGTGAGCATCGCGGACAACGTTCCCTCGGTGCGGGCCTCGCAGAGCGTCGACCAGGTCTTCACCCTGACCACCACGGATGCCTCCACGGTTCCCGCATGGTCGTACGTGATCCCCTCGGGGTGCGCGGGCATGGCCACTGTGGACGTCGTCGGCGCAAGCCCTGACGGTTCCAAGGCGGTCACCTACAAGTTCTTCACGGGCTACCGGAGGAACGCTACGACCTCGTCGCTCAGCTCGGGGACGTCCTCCTGGACTACGGAGCGGGCCTGGAACCCCGACTCCTTCGCAACCATCCCGGCCGGCGTGCTGTCCACGCACACGCTGCAGATCAACGTGACCGGCATCGCCGCCACCACGATCAACTGGACGGTGCGGGTGAGGCTCCAGCAGTGCAACTAAAGCGGCCCGCCCGGCCGCCAGCGCTGCACCTCGGGGCGAGGAAGTGGTCCTTCCGCTTCCTCCCCCGGTCCCGCATGAAAGACGCAGACGGCCTCTGCCACATCCCCAAGGCCCTGATCGACATCCGCACCGGTCAGGCACCCATAGACGAGGTCGACACGGTCCTCCACGAGGTCTTCCACGCGATCCTGTCCTGCCAAGGACGGGAGTTCGGTGGGGACACCGAGGAGCTGTACGTGCGGGCCCTGGCGACAGGGCTCGTCACGACCCTCAAGGACAACCCGGAGTTCGCTGAATGGCTGACCTCCTCCCTCAAGAACATCCCATGATTTCCCCCCACGAGCACCCGGAAGGGTTCATCGGAATCCTCGCCGGTATCGGTGCGGCCATCGGCCTGGGCAAGCTGCTCAACTCGACCGAGAAGATCACCCTGCGGCTGGCCACCGGCCGGGCCGTGGTCAACGCTGGCATCGGCGCTGCGGCCGGTGCGGGCACCCTCATGTTCCCCACCGCGGACCCCGTGGTCCTCTACGGTCTCGCCGCGGGCATCGCGTCCCTCGGCACGAGCGGCCTGGAGCTTCTGGTCAAGAAGAAGCTGGGCGGTGGCGACTGATGTGCATGCCCCAGGACCCCCTCTCGCGCGCTGTCGTGCGGGAGGACCCCCTGGCCAAGGCCACTGGCATGTCCCGGTGGCAGGCCAAGAACGGCGCCAAGTGGAACCCGCTGGAGGCCGCCATCAACAAGAAGGACCCCATCCAGCACTCGTTCGACGCCCCTAGGGCGCCCCGGGCGGGCAACCTGATCCTGGTGGACCGACAGACCCAATGAGCAATCCCGCATCCAAGGACGCTCTCAACGAGCTTCACGCCCTCGTGGCGAAGGTCCTGGCCGAGAGGCTCCGCATCGGCGACTTCACCGCGGCGGACGTCAACGTGGCCAGGCAGTTCCTCAAGGACAACGACATCCAGGCCCTGGCCACCCCCGGCAGTCCCCTTGAGGGCCTCAGGTCGGTCGTGGAGGGGCTCCCGTTCCCCAACTCCGGAATGACCCAATGAAGATTCCAGACCTCCAGTTCAAGATCGACTCTGCCACCAGCAACTTCACGGTCCCCGCCAACTTCGTGCCGGCCGGGAAGGTGCTCCACATCCGCGTCAACGGCGTCTTCGCGCGGTTCTCCTGGACCGCCGATACGACCCTCACGCTCGACACCCCGGCCCCCGCTGGTGCCCTCCTGGACTTCGCTGTCGAGGACTCGGTGGTCGGCGACGTCATCGTGGCCACCGCGGCCCTGAACTACGGCTCGGTCGCCGCCCAGTCCACCCTCGACAAGTCCACGCAGTGCCCTGGTGCTGTGGTGGGAGACCCCGTGGCCATCGGCACCAGCACGGCTTGGCCGGCCGGCGTCACCTTCTCCGCTGGCGTCTTCACCAACGGGACCATCCAGGTGCGCTGCCACAACTACACAGGCGCTGCCATCGACCCGCCGAACATCAACTTCCGGCTGGCCGTCCTCCGCTCCTGAAGCCGCTAGGGGCCCTCAAAGGGCTCCTGGCTACCTACCCCTTACCCGCCTCCCGTTCGGGCCTTGGCGGGCCCTTCTGTCCCCTTGGCGGGACCATCCCGTTTGGACACTCAGCCCACACCGGTCGCCCAAGCGGTTGCGACCCAGTACGACCCCATCCTGGCCGACTTCCGCAACTTCATGTTCGTGCTGTGGAAGCACCTGGGCCTGAAGGACCCCACGGGGATCCAGTACGACATCGCCGAGTACCTGCAGACAGGCCCGAGGCGCCGGATCATCCAGGCCTTCCGCGGCATCGGAAAGAGCTGGATCACCGCTGCCTTCGTGCTGTGGCGCCTGTGCCGGAACCCCAACGAGCGCATCCTGGTTGTCTCGGCCAACGAGGACCGCGCCACCCAGTTCACGACCTTCTGCCGCCGGCTCATCGCCGAGGCCCCGTTCCTGCAGCGCCTGGCCCCGAAGAAGGGCACCCGGGACTCTGCCCTGTCGTTCGATGTGGCCGGCTCGATGGCCCACCAGAGTCCCTCGATGCGCGCAGCGGGCATCACCGGTCAGATCACCGGGGGCCGCGCGAGCCTCATCGTGGCCGACGACGTCGAGGTCCCCAAGAACAGCCTGACCCAGGTCATGCGGGACCGCCTGGGTGAAGCGGTCAAGGAGTTCGATGCGGTCATGATGGCCGAGGACGACCTGGCGCAGCTGGGCCTCGGTGCCGGCGAGGTGGTCTTCCTGGGCACCCCGCAGACCGAAGCGACCCTCTACAGGACCCTGGAGGAGCGCGGCTACCAGACCCGCATCTGGCCCGCCCGGTTCCCCAACGAGAAGCTCCAGGCCCTCTACGGGTCCCGGCTGGCCCCGATGCTGCTCAGCATGCTCCAGGCCGACCCCTCCCTCGGGGCCAAGCATGGGCTCGATGGGGACAAGCGAGGGGCCTCCACGGAACCCCGCCGGTTCCCCGACCACGACCTGGTCGAGCGTGAGGCGTCCTACGGGCGCTCGGGCTTTGCCCTGCAGTTCATGCTCAACCCGAGCCTGGCTGACCAGGACCGCTACCCGCTGAAGCTCTCCGACCTGATGGTCCTGGAGTGCGACCCCAAGCTGGGACCCATCCAGCTGGTGTGGGCCTCGAGCCCCGACCTGGTCCGCCAGGACCTGCCCAACGTGGGCCTCACCGGGGACCGCCTGCATCGCCCCATGTGGATCTCCAAGGAGAACTACATCCCCTACCAGGGGGTCATCATGACCATCGACCCTGCGGGCCGCGGCGGTGACGAGCTGGGCTATGCCATCGTGGCGATGCTCAACGGCTTCCTGTTCCTCCTGAGGTGCAAGGGCCTGCGCGGGGGCTATTCGGACGAGAACCTGGCGCTGCTGGCCAACGAGGCCAAGCGCTTCGGGGTCAACGAGGTGGTCGTGGAGAAGAACTTCGGTGACGGCATGTTCACCAAGCTGCTCCTGCCGTTCCTCCAGCGGGTCCACCCGTGCGCGGTCGAGGAGATCACCAGCTCCCAGCAGAAGGAGCGCCGGATCATCGACACCCTTGAGCCTGTGCTCAACCAGCACCGCATGGTCATCTGCAGCTCGGTGGTCAAGGAGGACGCCTCCAACTACAACGGCTACCCTGACGAGACCTCCAGCCGCTACCAGCTGCTGTACCAGCTCACCCGCATCACCAAGGACAAGGGCTCCCTGGCCAAGGACGACCGCCTGGACGCCCTGGCCATGGCCGTGGCTCGCTGGGTCGAGGTGATGGACAAGGACGTCCTGGTCGCGGAGCAGGAGCGCAGGGAGGAGCTGCTGGACAAGACCATCGAGGACTTCCTCCTGGCCTACACCGACTACTCCGCTCCGAGCATGCTCAGCGAGTTCGGGCTGTAAGCCCACCAGGCGCTTGCGCCTGGGCTCTAACCACCCTGATTTCAGCCGAATCGCTTAGAGCCTCAAGGACTTGTGCAGTGTTTCCCGAAAAGGGGTCGGCTAGAACCACCCCTTCGCCGGGGGAGATCCCTTCCCCTGATACCTTAAGGAGTCCCTATAGGGCCCTCTATGGGCTCTTGAAGGTCTCCTTAGGGTGTCCCCATGCTTGTCCTCCAGTTCATCGTTGGCTGTCTCCTCCTCTGGCTTGTCTGGAAGGGGGTGGTGTGGTTGGCTGGCAAGTGGTTCCCGTAAGGAGGCCCTTGAGGAGGCCCTGGATGTTTGCCTCAAAAATCTGAGGAGGCATCGGATGAGCCCAGGCCCGGGACTTCCCCCCGTGGGGGCCTCGCTTTGTGTGGCACCAGGCCAGCAGCGGGGCACCTGCCGGGCCTCATGGGGCACCAGCTGGGCACCGAAGGGGGCACCAGCAGGGACCGCAGTGCGCTAAGTGCTTGATTCATATGGGCTAGCTGTCGGATTGCTAATCCGTTGGACTGGCACCATGGCAGGGGAGGGCATGCCATGGGCTCTAGCTGGGCCCTTGGTGAGACTCACTGGGCCTTACGATGTCTCGGCGTGCCTCTGAGAGCACCTGTTTTTTCCTCCTCCTCAAGGGCTCATTGAGGGCCTCACCAAGGGCTCACCAAGGGCCTCCTAACGCTCCCTGTCATGCCTCTACCTGCCGCGCGGCGCCGACTCCTCGTGTTGTTGCCCCTGTCAGCTGTCATCCTGGGCCTCGTATGGGCCTCAGGTGAGGAGTGGGACCAGCACCGAAGGGTGACCCAGCAGGAGGCACGCGAAGCGCTTCTAGAGGCCTTCTATGCTGCTCACCCTGAGCGGATGCCCAAGCCCTGCCAGGAGGCTAGCGCGCCCTCCCTTGGCTTTGGGGCTGGTCCGGAGTGCAACGCTCCAGCGCTGCCCACTGCCTGGGAACTATCGGAGTTCGACCTACAGCGCAAAGCGCGCTAGGGGAGGGCCCGCAAGGGGCTCTTAGTCGCGCCCTATTGGGCAACGATCCCGGCTTGACAACCGTTGCAGAAACGGCTACAGTCTTTCCCATCGCATCACGTTCCCGATGCGACAACTAACCCGGAAGGACACGCGATGAGTGACACTGCACGAGATCAAGCCCAGCGCCAGGTGGACAGCATCTGCGCCCTGGTGGCGGCCCTCGAATGCGACTTTGACCGGCTGGACGAACTCCGTAAGGAGCGTGAAGCGCTGGAGGATTCAGTGCGCGATGCCTCCCTCGACGTTGACTGCGCTGCGCAGAGCCTGAAGGAGGTCGAAGGGGCGGACGGGGAGGAATACATGCGCCAACGCCTGGCCGAGCTTGCTGATGCCCGGCAAACCCTGCTTGAGACACAGGCAGCCCTGGCCGAGTGGGTCGGCCTGTGCGGCGAGGAGCTTGCCGAGCTGGAGGAAGCCGCGGGCGAGTGGTCCTGCCGCGATGACGTGGAGGGGGCGATCCACGAGGATCCGCTGTCGATCAAGGTGCGCACCGATTGGCACGACCCGGGCAGCTCGAAGAATCAAGAGCCCAGTGAGTTCCGCATCGTGCTGTGCACTGGTGGCCCTCACGTCGAGATCCTGGGCGAACTGGACCACCACGGGGAGCCCGACAGGGTCCGGGTCCTGTATCGGGACTGGGGTTACTCAGGGGAGCTGTTCGACTTCGATCACGAGGCGGTATTGACCTACTGCCAGCAGTTCAGCTTTGCCTAACGGTCCCGTAACAGCAACCCACCCGTAAAGGCACACCATCATGCGTGAATCCCGCTCCGAGTTCGCAGCCCATGAGGCCCTGGCCGCCCAGGCCATCAAGCGCCTGCCCAGTGACACCCGCCAAGCCCTCCTCAAGGGCCGCTCTGAGGCCCTCCAGGCCGCCCGTAGGCACCACGCCCGTCGAGTCCTGGCCCGGGCCCTGGTGAACGCCCTGGCAGCCGTGGCCCTGGGGGCCCTGATCGGCCTCCCTGCGGCCGCCTACGTCCTGCGCTGAGGGCCCAGCCACTAGCCCGGCGTGCTGGGCCTGTGGGTGCGCCTTCGCACCTCACACCTCCCCTAGGAGCAGACACATGGACGAGTACCTGACCGACGACATCCTCGAAGCCCTGCAAGGGGCGCCCGAGTGGGCCCTCCGTGAGGCCCAGCAGCACGCAGACGAGTGCGAGGAGTGCGCCGAATGACCACCCTGCGCCAGCACCTCGAAACCCTGCGCCGCGCCCAACGGGCCGCCCTGGCCCAGGCACGCCACGCCCGGGACTTCTCGAACACCCACCCGGGGCACCAGGAGGACGCCAGCTGCTGCCCCATGTGCGCCAGCGAGGGCCGCATCCTGGGCCAGTTGGGGCGCCTCGCGCACTACCGCTGCCCCTACTGCGCTTGGCAGTGGTCCGCTGCTCCGGAGGCCCAGCAATGAGCCCCAGTCACGCCCACATCCGGCGCCTGCAGGGCATCGCTGAGGACACCCGCCGGGCCTCCACCCTGGAACAGGTCGACGCCCTCTACGAGGCCCTGGTCGGCTACAGGCCCAGCCAGGACGACCCCTCAATGACCTTCGAGGAGGTGCGTGCGCTCCTGGACGCACGACCCGCGCCTGACAGGGGACACGCACAGGCTCCTCAAGAGCCGCATCCAACTGGAGGTCATCGCCGCCCAGGCTGCCTGAGCCCAGCCCATAGGGCCCGCTCGGGGCTCCTTGGGGTGCGCTCTTGCACCTTCCACCGTGAGGACGACATGGCCCGCCGACTGCTCGCTACCGTCAAGAACCACGAGGCCCATCGGTGCTCGAAGGTGTATCGCGACACCATCCTGCGCCAGTACGTGGTGGTCTTCCTGGCGCCCAAGGACCCCGATCCGCCCCCTGATGAACTCCGCACGCCCTCACGGGAGGAGGCCTACGTGGCCGCCTGGGGCTTCGCGTGGCCAAAGGATCCCTCAAATGGGAGCGTCCCGACAAAGTGAGAAGCTGAAGGTGCCCTGGTGGTGGCTCACACAATGAGCCAGTGCCGGGGCATCATTGCTTCCAGCACAGGGGAACGCAGCACTTACAAAGGAGGCAGGCAAGGTGTGAGGAACGTCAACGCGTTCCGAGAAACACTGGGTCACAATGGACCATTGAGTGAGGGATAGTCCCGACAGCGGGACTGAATTAAACTGCGAGTTCATGCCAACGGTAACCCAGAAGGTTGACACCATGACCAAAGCAGAAGCCAAGCCCACCGCAGTCGTGGGCGCGATGGACGCGTTTCTACAGAACCTCGTTGAGGCCACTGGGGACGCGACGATGGGGGCCCAGCAGCTGCGCCTACTGACCTCCCTCTACCTGGCTGGTGGCGGACTGAACCAGATCGATTTGCCCAAGTACACAGGCGTCGAGCGGTCAGCCAACAGCCGGAACATCGCACGCTTGGGGGAGGGGCAGTTCGTGGAGAACCGGACGACTGGTGTGAAGCGCCACGAGCCCGGTTTGGGGCTGGTCGAGGGGTACGAAGAGCCCACCGACCGGCGGTTCAAGATGGTTCGCCTGACACCGAAGGGGCGGGCCATTGTCGAGGCTGCAGCACGAGGAGCGAGCAGCCGCCTTGGGTAGGGTTAGGCAACATGAAATGGATGGGGTTCGATTTCTTTCTCTCGCGTGGGCTCTACGGGCAGAGGCCTAAAGGGCACCGCGCCATGTACCAGATGGAACCCCGCTGGTACTTCATCGAGTGGGGCGACTACACCCTTGAGGTGACGCTCCCAGGACGCAAGGAGAACTGAATGCGAGTGCGCTACTTCGAGAAGCGCGGGACGATTTGGCTGGACTTCAAGGACTCCTCAGGGGCCCGCCATCGGGTGCCCAGCGGGCAGACCACGGAGGCCGCCGCGAGGCGAGAAGCCCCGGCCATCATCGAGCGGGTGCTCCAGGCAAAGGCCCAGGCGGCCCTCGTCGTGCCCACTGCTCCCGATGCAACAACAGTCCCGCAAACGGCCGCGGTCGGAAAGACCATGGAGGAGGCCTACAAGCTGGCCCTAAGGGTCCGCGAGCAGTGGATCAAGTCCAAGGACAAGACCACCCTGCAGCAGACCTTTGATGCCATCGTGGAGGGCCACCCAGGGCTCACCAAGGACACCGATGTGGGCGTCCTGACCCGTGACTTTGTTCGCGACCTCCGTGCTCTCTGGCTGAAGAGCCCAGGCAAGCGCAAGGGCACGACGTTGTCGGCCTCGACCATCAATCACCGGCTGAGCATGCTCTCGGTGCTGCTGGAGGTCTGCGATGCACCTCCCCACGGGGTCAAGCACCTGAGCACCAAGGGGAACCAGCGGGAGCGCAGGATCACCGACAAGGAGATCCAGGCCATGCAGACCTGGCTGATGGCCAACCACGAGCGCAAGGGGGCCCTGTCGATGGCCGACCTGATCACCCTGGGCCTCGAGCTGGGCGCCCGGCAGTCCGAGCTACTGGACCTGAAGTGGAAGGATGTCGCTGCGGAGACCGTGACCTTCCGGGACACCAAGAACCACGGCGCCCGCACCATCCCGCTGACCGTGGCCGCTGCCAGGGTCCTGGAGCGTCGCAAGGGGACCCACAAGGGCGCGCCCTTCGAGGACCTCAACCAGGACCGGGCGGCCGACCTGTGGGCCCAGGCCAGGGAGGGCATCGGCCTGGGGGCGGACACCCTGTTCGTCTTCCACGGCCTGCGCCACGAGTGCCTGAGCCGGCTGGCAGACAACGGCACGGACGCCCTGATCCTGAAGGCCATCGCCGGCCACGAGTCGGTGATCACCACCCAGCGCTACGTGCACAACAGCCTGGCGGCGATGCGAGCTGCCATGATGCCCGGTTCAGCAACGCTCCAATGAACGGGACGGATGCCGTGACGGGAGAATGGACTCTTAATCCGTTGGTCGTAGGTTCGAATCCTACAGGGCCCACCAACATCCACGCGGCATCCAGCGCTAGTCCCCACCAACCGGGGGCTGGCGCTTTTTGCTTTGGGGCCGCGTTTGGTGCCCAAAGCGGTGCCTCCCGCCGCGCCTCCATCCCTCGAAAGCCCGCGCCACGCCTAGCTTTCCAGCTGGTGCCTCTGTGGTGCCCGGGTGGCCTCCCTTGGTGCCAGATCAGGGCCTGTTACGGGCCCCACTTAACTTTTCCCCAAGAATCCCGATGGAGGGAGCGATGCCGCAGCGGGACGCCGGATGGCACCACCGTGGCACCAGGGGACGCTAAAGCACCACTGCCTAAAACCACCCCCTCGCAGAGGGCCGAAGGTCCTCCCCTTAAAGAGCCCTCATAGGGCCCTCAATGACCCCTTAGGAGCAACGCTTCAATGAACCTGAACACCGAAGCCAAGATCCGCCCCATGTCCATGGCCGAGCGCCTGGACGCCCAGCACGAGCTGGAGACCTTGTCCATGGAGATGGGCATCGAGCGCTACCGCGCCTCCCTGCAGAAGGAGGGCACCGGGAGCCTGCCGCCCGGCCAGCAGCTCATCAAGGCCGCGATGGAGCCCATGGAGGGTGCCCTCAAGGCATGGCTGGAGCGCACCCGTGAAGGCCTCGCTGCGCGCAGCGCCGGGGTCTTCTACTTCATCGACCAACTGGAGCCCGCCGCGGTGGCCTGGCTGACCGCTAAGGCCGCCATCGGGTTCCTCCACGAGCGCCCCTCGGTCACCAAGGTGTCCGTGGCCCTGGCCCTGCAGATGGAGTCCGCCCTCAACGTCGATGCCATCTGCAAGGCGAACCCCCGCCTGGGCGCCAAGGTGGCCAAGCAAGCCGCCAACAAGGGGGCAGGGCGCAACGCCGCCGTGTTCATCCGCAAGGGGGCCCAGCTGGCGGACGTCAAGGTGATCCAGTGGGACGACGGTGTCCGCCTTCGCGTGGGCACGCTGCTCCTGCAGATGTTCGCCGAGTCCACCGGCCTGGTGGCCCTGGAGACCTGCTCCATCGGGGGCGGCAAGACCTCCACCCTGCTGCGCCCCACCGAGGCGTGCCGGCAGTGGCTGGAGGGGGCCCACGCGCGCTGCGCGCTGCTGTCGCCCGTCAGGATGCCCATGGTGAGCCCCCCGAGGGACTGGACCAACCCCTTCAACGGGGGCTACCTGTCCCCGAAGCTGCGCCAGCCCCTGGTCAAGACCCGCAACCGTGGCTACCTGACCGAGCTGAAGGAGTGGGACATGCCCTGGGTGTACGCCGCGGTCAACACGCTGCAGGCCACCGAGTGGGCCGTGAACCAGCCCCTCTACGAGGTCGTCAAGACCCTCTGGGAGGCCGGCTCGGACCTCGGGGGCATCCCCATGCGCAAGCTGGGCTCCGAGGTGATCCTGCCGGCCAAGCCGTGGCCCGAGGGCACCGAGCCGAGCCCCGAGCAGCTGCACGCCTGGAAGGTCGAGGCGGCCCGGGCCTACGAGGCCGATGCGAAGGCCGAGAGCAAGCGGCTGCAGCTGGTCAATAAGCTCTGGGTGGCCGAGGAGATGATGCAGCGGGGCAACCGCTTCCACTACGTCTACAACATGGACTGGCGAGGGCGGCTGTACCCGGTGGCCGCATCCCTCAGCCCCCAGGGCGATGACGTCTCCAAGGCGCTGCTTTCGTTCGCCCAAGGCTCCCGTTTGCGGGAAGATGGGGCGTACTGGCTGGCCATCCACACGGCCAACTCCTTCGGGGTCGACAAGGTCTCCTTCGAGGAGCGCATCGAGTGGGTCGAGGAGCACACCGAGGCCATCATCGAGTGCGGCCGGGACCCCCTGGCCTACCGGTGGTGGGCCGAGGCCGACAGCCCCTTCGTGTTCCTGGCCGCGTGCATCGAATACGCCAAGCTGGACGCCTGGGTGCAGGCCGGCGGGGCCCAGGAGGACTTCGTGAGCCACATCCCGGTGGCCTTCGACGGCGCCTGCAACGGTCTGCAGAACTTCTCGGCCATGCTGAGGGACCCTGTGGGCGGTGCAGCGACCGGCCTGGTGCCCGGGGAGAAGCCCGCGGACATCTACTCGGAGGTGGCCAGGGCCGCCCAGGCCCTCATCGACCAGGAGGCCCGGGAGGGCAGCGAGGTGGCTCTGCGCTGGGTAGGCAAGATGACCCGCAAGCTGGCCAAGCGGAACACCATGACGGTCCCCTATGGGGTCACTCGGCGTGGCATGCGCGACCAGCTGTTCGGGGAGCTGACCGACTCCGCACCGGAGCATCGCGCCGAGGATGCGAGCTACCTGGCCCAGAAGAACTTCGAGGCCATCGGCTCCGTGGTGGTCGCCGCCCGCCAGGCCATGGACTGGCTCCGTGAGGCCGCCAAGGTGGCCGCGGAGAACCAGCTGCCGGTGCGCTGGACGACCCCCGCGGGGTTCCTGGCGGTGCAGGACTACCGGCAGGAGGAGGGTCAGTGGATGGACTTCACGGTCATGGGCCGGCGCTTCAAGCTGCTCCTGCAGCGCACGGGCGACCGCCTCAACGGCCGCAAGCAGTCCCTCGGCATCAGCCCCAACTTCGTCCATAGCCTGGACGCGGCCCATCTGATGCGGACGGTGCTGTTCTGCGCCCAGGACGGCATGGAGCACTTCGCGATGATCCACGACAGCTTCGGGTGCCACGCAGGGCACGCCTCGACCCTGAGGAACAACCTGCGGGCCGCCTTCGTGGAGCAGTACAGCGCGCCGGTGCTCGAGAAGTTCCGCGATGAGCTGGCCGAGCAGCTACCGGAAGAGCTGCGCGCCAAGCTGCCCGAGCTGCCCCCGATGGGGACCCTGGACCTGTCCCTGGTGGAGCAGTCCGAGTACTTCTTCGCCTAACGTTCCCGTTGACGGGAGGGTCCCGCTTCGGCGGGGCCTTGTCTAAACCCACCCCCTCGCAAAAGCAAACCCTCAACGCCCCCTCAAGGAGCCCCATGACGCGATGAACCTCGACCGACTCAACATGGTCCCCGCAAGGGACACCGTCCAGACTGCCTACGCTGCTCTCAGCGGGGCGCAGGCGAGCCCACCTGCCCAACAGGTGATGGCCTACGCGGTCCTCTTCCACGAGACCTGCGTGACCCTGCGACTGGACCCGAGCGAGATGCTCGACAAGGCCCGGCGCCTCCACCGCATTGCCCAGGACCACTACTCGGTCGAGCTGGGTGCCCTCAGCGACTACATCAAGAAGGAACTCACCAAGTGAGCGACTCCACCTCGGCCAAGCCCAAGGCCCGCCTGACCGCGAAGGGCAACGTGAAGGTCACCATGACGAAGCGCCATGCGCGCCTCATCACGGCCCTCATCGGTCCAACCCTGGGCTCCCTCGGCTACGACCTCTACGGAGTGCTGTTCGACATCGTGGGGGATCCCCACACGTTCAACAAGGCGCTGGAGCCTCTCGGTCTCGGCACCGACGAGGTCCCGGAATGAGCACCGCCAAGTTCATCCCGGCCCAGCCGGCTGTCACCCAGGTGGTGACCCCCGCGGTGCCCGCCAAGGTCGTCCTTGAGATGGACGTCGAGACCGCGGGGAAGCTGCGCGCCCTCCTGGGCAGATGCTGCGGCTCGGGCCTCTACGAGGGCCTGGACGCCCTGGCTGGGAAGGGCGCCATCCCCGACTACGTCCTCCACAAGCATCGGGCCACCGTCGCCGACTTCAACTTCGACTTCGAACTGCGCTGAACACCCACATGGCAACCAACAAGAAGCCCTCCTACGCCAAGGTCACCACCCCGGCCGGCGTCCTCATCTGGCCGAAGCTGGCCGCGCCCGACGAGTACAAGGGCAAGAAGACCTACTCGGCCAAGATCCGCCTGAACGAGGAGGACTCGCAGGCCCTCATCGCCAAGATCGAGGCCGAGCTGGCCAAGTTCTGGCCCATCGCCAAGGCCGAGCTGGAAGAGAAGCTCGCCGAGGCCAAGACAGGCAAACAGAAGGCCGAAGCCAAGAAGGCCCTCGAAGAGATGAAGGAGGCCGAGAAGTCCTACAAGCCCGCCTACGACGACGAAGGCAACGAGACGGGCGAGTACGAGTTCAACTTCAAGATGCCCGACCACTTCGTGGGCAAGGACAAGAAGCCGGTCTTCATGCGCCCCGACGTGTTCGACTCGCTGGGCAAGCCGTTGAAGGTCGTCCCCGAAATCTGGGGAGGTACCAAGGCCGTCGTGGCCGGCGAGCTGCGCCCCTACAACATGCCCATCGGTGTCGGCATCTCGCTGCGTCTGAAGGCCGTGCAGATCCTGGAGTTGGCCAGTGCCGGTGGCAGCCGCGATGCCGGCAGCTACGGCTTCGGAGCCCAGGAAGGTGGCTTCGAGGGCAGTGACGAGGAGCCGGAAGGCAGCGACTCGGGCTCCTCGGAAGAGGACGGTGGCGACACGCCGAGCAGCACGGACTTCTAAGTCCATCGGCCTGGCACACGGATACCGCAGCGGGCTGGAGGAGCAGATAGCTCGCCAGCTCGCGGCGGCCGGGGTCCAAGCCGCCTACGAGGCCCATGTCATCCCGTACACGAAGCCCGAGAAGAAGGCCAAGTACACCCCCGACTGGGTGCTCCCCAACGGGATCATCGTGGAGAGCAAGGGCAGGTTCATCACCGAGGACCGCCAGAAGCACCTCCTGGTGAAGGCCCAGCACCCCGAGCTGGACATCCGCTTCGTGTTCTCGAACAGCCGGCAGCGGATCAGCAAGACCTCCCCCACCACCTATGCCATGTGGTGCGAGAAGAACGGGTTCGCTTACGCGGACAAGTTCATCCCGCAGGCGTGGCTCATGGAGTCCCCGAAATCATGACCCTCTCGCAGACCGTCAAGGACCGCATCAAGGTCCTCGTCAAGAACGACCAGCCGTTCTCCCCCACGAACAAGCCGGGGCGGATCACTGTCCGAACCAGCCGCAAGACCTCAGACGGCGTAGAGCGGCGCAGCCGCAGCCGCACAGTGGCCGTGGAGTCGTACAGCCTGAGGAAGCCGGTCGTCTACGCCGAGGACTGCTTCGAGCTGGCGTACTACTTCAAGAAGCTCGGCGAGCGTCTCCAGAAGGCCGAAGAGGCCCTCCTGCAGTCGTGACCCCTCAAGAGCACGACCAGGTCCTCGAAGAGGCCCTGATGTCCCTCGCTGCCATCGTGATGCTGGCCACGCTGTTCCCGTTCTGATGGCTGGTCCGCTCCCCCTGAAGCCCGAGGACGTCAAGTACATCGCGATCCACTGCTCTGCGACCCCGCCCGCCATGGACATCGGGGTCCCGGAGCTGGACCGCATGCACCGTCAACGCGGCTTCCTGTCCATCGGCTACCACTACGTGGTCCGCCGGGACGGAACGATCCAGGACGGCCGCCCCGTGACCCAACGCGGGGCCCATGTCGAGGACTTCAACCACTGCTCCATCGGCATCTGCCTGGTGGGCGGTGTGGACGCCTCGAAGCAGATGAAGCCCCAAGCGAACTTCACCGAGGACCAGCTGGGGTCCTTGAAGGTCCTCCTGGGCCTGCTGGCCAAGACGTACCCGACCGCGACCGTCCAGGGCCACCGCGACTTCCCCCACGTGGCCAAGGCCTGCCCGTCATTCAACGTCCGCCACTGGCTGGACACCAACGAGGTTCTCCCGTGATCAACACGATCAAGTCCTACCTGTCCCCGAGCGTCGACAACATCACTGCCTCGCTCAACACGACCGTGGCGCGTCTCACCAAGCTGGCAACGGTCAAGGCGGACACCGCCGTGGCCCTCCGCGAGGAGGGCCAGCGCACCCAGGTGGCGGCCGATCAGGCCGAAGTCGAGAGCCGACACGCGCGGCTCGTTGCTCAGCGCATCTCGAAGCTGCTGGCCTAAACCCACCCCCTCGCAAAGTCCTCTTTAGGCCGCCCATCCCGCTCTAACGCAGCGGGTGGGTAGACGCACGTCCAACGTTCCCGGAAAGGCAACTCATGACGACGCAAGTCGCCCTCGTTCGCCGGCACCTCGAAGCCGGCAAGACCATCACTCCCATCACCGCCATGGGCGTCTACGGCATCAGCCGGCTCTCCTCGTGCATCGAGGACCTGCGCCATGCGGGCATGGAGATCGACTGCGTGCTGAAGCGCGACGAGATGGGCAAGCAGTACGGCGAGTACCGCATGCGCCAACCCATCGCTATCGACGCCATGGTGCAGATCAAGGCCGGTCACGGCATCGGTCTCCCGTACTGGGTGCGCAAGCTGCGCAACGCACGGGTCATCGCCAAGGGCCCCGACAACGCCCTGGTGCGGTTCATCCGCGGCAAGAACATGAAGGACGTCTGGGTCCTCGACAAGGAGCTGGTCAATGCAAGCTGACAAGGTACCGATGCTGACGCCACTTCAGCAGGGATTCATCGACGCCTGCTTCCGGGTGGACGGTGACAAGCAAGGGAAGCTGACCGCCAAGGTCCTCCGCTCCCTCGACCGCACGAAGCCCAAGCAGGAGCGCGGCTGGGACGCCAAGGTGTCCTACCGCACCGCCCAGAAGCTGAAGCAGCAGGAGGTGCTGTGATGCGCCGCTACAAGGACGCCGGCAAGGCCCTGAACGAGGCCCTCCCGGGCGACTGGATCCGCTGGCCGGACACACAAGACGGACACCACTACGTGGTCGAGACCGTCACTCTGAACACAGCGTTCATCCGGTCCACCCTCACGGAAACCATACACAGGGTGGCGCGAAGCGACCGCTGGCTGACTGTGGTCGTCGAGGACCGTCCGGTGACCGACGAGGTCTACCTGAACCTCTACACGGGCCTCCACGGTGGACAGCTGCGCGCCTCTGCGTGGCCCTCCCGTGGGGCGGCCGACCGTGCCATTGGCAGCGTGCGACGTACCGGCCTGGTGCGAGTCACCACCGAGGACGACAAGCCCGTGAAGGTGGAGCTGCTGTGACCGAAGGCCAAACCATCCTGGCCATCGCCCGGGCCGAACTCGAAGCCGAGCAGCAGCGCGCTGCCATCGAGGCTGTGAAGGTCCGCCTCCGGGACCGCAAGTCCCTGGGCCAGCGCATCCGCTCCTGGCTCCCATTCACCATCACCTGGAAGACCCGATGAGCAACGTCACCGACATCCCCAAGCGCGAGCTGAGCATCCTGGAGCAGGCCCGCGCCGAGGTCGCTAAGGAGCAGGCCGAGAAGGCCAAGACCGCGCTCAAGGCCCTCCTGCGCCAGCGCGCCCAGGCCGAGGCCGTCCTGAAGGGCATCGACCTGCAGATCGCCGACCTGGAGCACCAGATTGCGGACGGGACTTTCTGACGCAAGGATCCTGAACGAGCCCTGCGAGGTCCACTTCGCGGGGTTCCGTTCGGACACCTACAGGCTCCAGTGCGCCGGCTGGCAGCTGTCGATGGAGCAGGACATCCGCCGTCTGGAGATACGCCTGGCCATGCGCTTCGAGCCCGCAAGGCTCTACATGGTCTCCAACGCGGTCGACTACGACTTCTTCCGGGACTCCGGGATGGGCGGCCGGCGGCCGGTGTTCCATGTGCAGCACTGCGCCTCGAACATCACCGTGCAGCTGATGGAGTCGAGCTTCGACTTCAAGCCCATCGACGCCAAGCCGGCCTTCGTGGAGACCACACGCAAGAGCATCGAGGACTTCGCCCTGTTCGCGCCGCTGCAGGCACGCACCGAAGAGATCCTGGTGGAGCCCAAATCGGTGGCCGAGTGCCTGGACCTCATCAAGCGCCTGCAGGTCCCTGAGCTGGCTGCGATCCGCAAGCGGAACGAGCAGCGCCGCCGTGACCAGGGCTCGATGGACTACGGGTCCACAGCCCCGCTCACCAAGCTCCACGCCCAGATCGTCAGCCTGGCCGCATGAGCGACTCCGAGCTGCTCTTCAAGGGCCCCTGCTCCAACTGCGGTAGCTCGGATGCCTGCGCGACCTACACCGACAACCACACCCACTGCTTCTCGTGCGGGGCCCACGGCCATGGCGACGGCAGCACCCCAACCCCAACGAGGAGGCCCCGATTGGCTGACGATTTCGACCCCATCCAGGGGGAGTTCACTGCGCTGGCCAAGCGGGGCATCTCCGAAGAAACCTGCAAGCACTTCGGCTACACCCTTGGGGAAGCCAGTGGTGGCCGCAAGGTCCAGATCGCCCCGTACTACAAGGCCGGCGAGCTGGTGGCGCAGCACTGCAGAGACGCGAAGAAGGAGTTCTTCTGGGTCGGCACGAAGAAGGGGTGCGAGCTGTTCGGCCAGCACCTGTGGCGTGATGGCGGGAAGAAGGTGGTCATCACCGAGGGCGAGATCGACTGCATGTCGGTGTCCCAGCTGCAGGGCAACAAGTGGCCCGTGGTGTCCATCCCGAACGGGGCCGATGGGGCCAAGAAGGACATCTCAACGAACCTTGAGTGGCTGGAGCGGTTCGATGAGGTCATCCTCATGTTCGACCAGGACGAGCCGGGCCGGGAGGCCACCGCTGAGTGCGCCCCGCTGTTCACCCCAGGCAAGTGCAAGGTGGCCCGGCTGCCCCTCAAGGATGCCAACGAGATGCTCCAGAAGGGGCGCGGCTCGGAAGTCATCGAGGCCATCTGGGGCGCCAAGCCGTACCGGCCGGACGGGATCCGCAGCATCGAGGACCTGGCCGAGGAGGCTGAGAAGGACATCCCACGGGGCACCCCCTGGTTCCTTCAGGCCCTTGACGAGCTGACCTTCGGCCGCCGACCAGGCGAGCTGTATGCGTTTGGGGCAGGCACGGGCGTGGGTAAGACGGACCTGTTCACGCAGTCCATCGCCTTCGACCTCCTGGAGCTTGGCCGCACTGTGGGTGTGCTCTACCTGGAGCAACCGCCTGTCGAGACGGTGCGCCGCATCGCCGGCAAGGCCGTGGGCAAGGTTCTGCACATCCCCGGGGCGGCCACCGTGGAGGAGCGCCGCGCTGCCATCAAGCTCCTCGTGGACACCGGCCGCCTACACCTGTACGACAACTTCGGCGCGACCTCGTGGGAGACCGTCAAGGCCAAGATCCGCTACATGGTCGTGGCCCTGGGCTGCACCGAGATATACCTCGACCACCTCACGGCCCTCGTGGCTGCCGAGGAGGACGAGCGCAAGACCCTCGACAGGATCATGGCCGAGATGGCCGCGCTGGCCCTGGAGCTGAAGTGCGTCATCCACTTCATCAGCCACCTCACGCGGCCCGAAGGGAAGCCGCACGAGGAAGGAGGCCGCGTGATGATCCGGCACTTCCGCGGATCCAACGCCATCGGCATGTGGTCGCACGGCATGTTCGGCCTGGAACGTAACCAGCAGGCCGAGGGTGAAGAGTCCCAGCTGACCACCTTGCGGTGCCTCAAGGACCGCAACACGGGCCGCGCCACCGGCAAGACGATCCTCCTCGAATACGACCACGAGACGGGCCTCCTCTCGGTGACCACTGTCGACCAAGCATCCCTCTTCAGCAATCAATCCGGCACCGGGAACGGTGTCTCAACGGAGTTCTGACCATGTTCAACCGCAACGTCATGCAGGCCAGCAACCCGGCCCGCCGCTGGGCCAAGACGACCGGAGGCGTTCGCCGCTTCCTGCCGGACATCGTCGCGCCCGCGACGTACCCCGAGGTGCCCCCTGGATGGCCCAACAGGGCTACCCGCAGGGCCATCAAGCAGGGCCGCGAGCACCGCCTCGACGGGGCCTGGCGCCAGGTCCTGATGGCCCGGCCGAGTCTCCGCGAAGAGATCCGGAGGCTCTGATGCTGCACCCACGCTGGCAGTGCAAGCCCGTGTGGCTGCGCGTGGTGCTGTTCGTTCCGGTCTCCGTCGTCGTGATGGTGGCAGCAGCGGTGGAGGGGGCCGCCTGTGCTGTCTTCGAGTCCTACGGGGTCCTCGATGACTACCTGCAGGAACTCCTCCGGACCCCGAGGAGCCCCCGATGAGCGCCCGCTACTGCTGCTTCTGCTGCAAGGCGGGCCACCTGGCCAAGGACTGTCCCTGGCCTCGTAGCTAAGCGCCTCCAGCGAGAGGCGGGAAAGGATTCATGAACCCCAAGTACAGGCTGTTCGACCTAGAAACCGATGGGCTACTGGACACCGTGACGCGCGTGCATGTCCTCGTGGTCTATGACCAGGCCGAAGGCTGGACGCGGGTGTTCCGCCGCAACGAGACCGAGGACACCATCGAGGATGGCATCCAGCTGCTCCTCGAAGAGGGCGTGGTTGCCGTGGCCCACAACGGCACGAACTACGACTGTGAAGTCCTCAAGAAACTCTACGGTGTGGTGATCCCCTGGCAGCGCCAGCGCGACACCATGGTCCTCTCCCGCCTCATCTGGTCGGACCTGAAGGACATCGACATGGCCCGCCGAAAGAAGAAGGCAGGCCAGTCGTATCCGGGGAATCTGATCGGTCTCCACTCGCTGGAGGCGTGGGGGCACCGGCTGGGCGAGCACAAGGGGGATTACAGGGGCGACCCCGCCATCGCGGATGAGAAGGCCCGCTTCGAGCAGCGATGGGCCCGGTGGAACCAATCGATGGAGGACTACTGCGTCCAGGACATCGTGGTGACCCGCAAGCTCTGGGAGCTGATCCTCTCGAAAGGCTACGACCCCCGCTCGGTTCTCATGGAGACCCAGGTGGCATACATCCTGAATCGTCAGGAGCGCCACGGGTTCCCCTTCGATGAGCAGAAGGCCGTGAAGTTGTACGCCAAGCTGGCGCAGCGCCGGCTGGAGCTGGAGGCCGAGGTCCGCAAGGTGTTCCGACCGCTGTTCCTGAAGGACGGCAAGGTGTTCACGCCGGCCAAGGACAGCAAGGCCTACGGCTACGTGGCCGGGGCCCCACTCACCAAGGTCAAGCTCACCGAGTTCAACCCGACCAGCCGCGACCACGTCGCCTACTGGCTGAAGGTGTACTACAGCTGGGAGCCCGAGGAGTTCACCCAGGACGGCAAGCCCAAGGTGGACGACGACGTCATCTCGAAGCTGGACTACCCCGAGGCAGCGCCCCTGAAGGAATACTTCATGGTCGTCAAGCGCCTCGGCCAGCTCGCAGAGGGCAAGGAGGCGTGGCTGAAGGCCGTGGGCAAGGACGGGCGCATCCACGGCCGGGTCAATACCAACGGTGCTGTGACCGGGCGGATGACCCACAGCAAGCCCAACATGGCCCAGGTTCCGGCCTCACGGTCCCCCTACGGCCACGAGTGCCGTGAGCTGTTCTACGTCCACGCTGGGAAGCTGGAGGTGGGCTGTGATGCGGACGCCCTGGAGCTGCGCTGCCTTGCCGGCTACATGGCCCCGTTCGACGGGGGCGCCTACATCGATACGGTGCTCCGGGGGGACAAGTCCAAGGGCACCGATATGCACTCGGTGAACTGCCGGGCGCTGGGGATGGACCCGAAGGCCGTCCAGTGGAACGGGGAGTCTGGTCGCGATGTGGCCAAGACCTGGTTCTACGCCTTCATCTACGGGGCAGGCGACGAGAAGCTCGGACTGATCCTCACGGGCAAGAAGGGCGACCAGGCCCGCAAGCGGGGCGCTGCTGCACGCAAGGCCTTCCTGACCAACCTGCCCGCCATGGGCAAGCTGGTGGAGTACGTCCAGGCCCGAGCGCTGGATCCTGAGAAGGCCCAGCAGTGGCTACAGCGCGAGAGGAACCCGCGCAAGCGTGAGCTGCTGAAGATGGCCCGAGGGCACCTCGTCGGGCTCGACGGGCGCCTCCTCAAGGTCCGCTCCTCCCACGCAGCGCTGAACACGCTGCTTCAGTCCGCGGGTGCCTTGCTGATGAAGAAGGCGCTTTGCATTCTCGATGATTCCCTGCAACGGGAATGTTTCGTGCCGGGGATCCATTACGAGTTCCTGGCTAACGTCCACGATGAGTGGCAACTGGAAGTCAATGAGGACATTGCAGAAACGGTGGGCCGCATGGCGGTCCAGGCTATTCGGGACGCGGGGGTCTTCTTCAACTTCCGCTGCCCTCTCGATGGGGCCTTCGACATCGGCCACAACTGGGCCGAGTGCCACTGACGAGCTGTTGCTCCAGGTGGTCCTCGATGCCCACCACGCCCCCCGCTCGGTCCAGTCCAACTGGGCCCGAGAGAACGCCCAACTGGTCGCTGCTGCGGCCTCCTTGGGATTCATCACCACGATCCACCAGGCTGCCTTCGGGCGCTCCTGGCGGGTCACCACTGCCGGCCTGGAGCTGGTGGAGCGCGCGCAATGAGCAAGTACGACAAGGCGGCCGAACTGGTCCGCAAGATCCGCACCGTGTTCCCCGATGCCATCGTGGCCGGGGGCTACCTGCGGGACCTGACCATCGGCGCCCAGCCGAAGGACATCGACGTCTTCATCGGGAAGCGGGGAGGGGACACCGTCGAGCTGGAGCAGCTCCTCTCGAAGGCCCTTGACGAGTGCGTGAAGGTCGAGTTCAACCTGAGCTACGCCAACATGGAAGTGAACCGCGTGTTCACGGTGGTGGCCGGCGATCCGCTGCCCGTCCAGATCATCGAGCTGGAGAGCACCGACCCGGTGGCCCGCATCCTGGAGCACGACTTCGGTCTCTGCCAGGTGTGGCATGACGGGGAACACGTGCGGATGACCGGGCACTTCGCCCGTGACCTGCAGTGGAAGACCTGCACCCTCGTCCACTGCGAGAGCGCGGCCGAGTATCAGCGCTCGATGCGCCGCTGGGAGCGCTTGAAGACCAAGCTGGAGCCACTGGGCTACACGCTGGTCGACAACTGCACCTATGGGAAGCAGGACGGCCTGGAGTGATCCCCACGATCCCCACCTGGGCCCTGAAGCTCATCGGCGTGGGCCTCCTGCTGCTCCTCCTGCAGGGATACCGCATGGAGCACGCAAGGGCCTCCGCTGCTCAGGCGCAGGTCACACAACTCAACGCCGACATCGTGCGCCGGACTAAGCATGCCGAAGCGACCCAAGAGGTCCTCTCGGCCCGTGCGGACTCCAAGGCGCGCATCGTCACCATCACCAAGGAAATCGTCCGTGAAGTCCCAGTCCTTGTGCCTGCTGGCACTCCCGCTTTGCCTGGCGGTTGGCGCGTGCTCCACGACGCAGCCGCAGCGGGTGAGCCTGCCGACCCCGCCAGCGGAGCTGATGCGGCCTCCGTCGGCGCTGACGAAGCTGCCGAGACCGTCGTCGAAAACTACGGGCTCTGCCGCGACACCCGCGACCAGCTCCTCAAGCTCCAGCAATGGGTCCGAGGGGTGAGCGAATGAACAGCGTCATTCGACTCTGGTGCGAGTGGGACGTCGGCCAGGAGTCCGTGGTCTTCGCGACCGAGGACGCTGCGCGTTCTTGGGCTAAGGAAGCTCTCGTTTCTGCTGGGATTGACGACCCCATCGATGAGCTGGAGGACGAGGCGTTGATCAGCTACTCGACGATGGAGGTGGTCGCATGAGCCGCATGTCCCCCACTCAGGCCCTCATGGAGCTGACCCGCCAGGAGCTGCTCCGGGCCCACGCGGTCCTGGACAGCGTCGAGGTCCCGCGGGAAGCCGAGGAGGGCGGCGAGAAGCTGTCCATCAGCCAGCGCGTGGAGCACCTAGCGGGTGCCTATCGGGCCGCCGTGCGGACCACCATCGAGCTGACGCAGGTGCCCCGATGAACCTCGTCGATTGCGTAGTCGTGGAGGTTCTCGGATGGCCCCACGAGGCCCACGGAAAGTGGTGGATACCCGTCTGCTACGACAGCTGGGGCAGGGTGTCGGAGACGAAGTTGATGTTCGACTCCGAAGCAGAGGCGCTCGCTGTGTCTGTGGGGCACCAGTTCCTCGCATGACCACGCTCCTCCTGGACGCGGACATCATCGCCTTCAAAGTCGCCTCGGTCTCCCAACGGACCTTCCAGTTCCCCGGCTGTGAACCCTCAGTGGTCGCAGACGAATGGGAACAGGTGGTCCCGCGGATCGACTCCGAGGTGGCCAAGCTCACCGAGAAGCTGAAGAGCGACAAGGTCATCGTCTGCCTGTCCTGCCCCACGGAGGACAACTGGCGCCTGAAGATCCTGCCGACCTACAAGGGCAACCGCGACTACTCGAAGCGCCCCGTCTGGCTCGCCAAGGTCAAGGACTACCTGGAGGCCGAGTACCCGAGCTATCGCCGCCCCCACCTGGAGGCGGACGACATCATGGGGATCCTCTCGACCATGCCGGGGCTCCCTCCGGGGTTCCTCAAGGACAACCCAGGGTTCGATCCCAAGGCCCGCAAGGTCATCGTCTCCGAGGACAAGGACCTGAAGAACATCCCCGGGTGGCTCTTCAATCCCGCCAAGGACTCCAAGCCACACCAGGTGAGCCTGGATGACGCGGACCGTTGGCACCTCTACCAGGCCCTGATGGGCGATACGACCGATGGCTACAAGGGCTGCCCCGGCTGCGGCCCTAAGGGGGCCGAACGGGTCCTAGACAAGGCCCCCGGCGTGTACGCCTGGCCGCGGGTTGTCGCGCGCTTCGCTAAGGCAGGACTCACCGAGGCGGACGCACTGGTGCAGGCCCGCGTGTCTCGCATCTGCCGCTTCACCGACTACGACTTCAAGAACAAGGAAGTGATCCCATGGACACCGAAATGAAAGACATCATCGGCACCCCGTTCTCGGTGGGCCATATGGTCGCGACCGACGTGGCCTTCCGCCGCAGCTCTCGCCTCCGCGTGGGGTTGGTGGAGGAGCGCCGCGAGGTGCGGCCTGGACGAGTGGAGGTGCGGGTCAACTACGCGCTGGAAGACGGCCGCAGGAACAGCGTGTGGCGCACGCCTGCAGGCGTGGTAAAGGTGGCCTTCTGATGGAGACGGTGAACCTCATCCGCCGGCCCACCCCTGATGAGCAGCAACTTCCGCTGCCCCTCTTCGACCCGAACAAGAACTGCCTGACCTGCAAGCACGGCCGCATCCACCAATCGGTCTACTGCCGCCACCCGCAGCGCCCCGAGGGCTCCTCGCTGGTGGTTCGCTGGGCCGCTGGCTGTCCCCAACACGAACGCAAGGAAGACCTCCAGTGAACCCGACCTACGAAGTGCCGACCGCATCGGTTCCTCGTGACACCCATGGGCACGCCCCGGGCCGCAAGGACGATGGCGGCAAGGCCCCTTGGGGTCTCCTCATGCGGGGCTGCGCAAGGGCCCTCAGCGGGGTCGTTGCGGTCCTGCAGTTCGGCGCCAAGAAGTACGCGGCTGACTCCTGGCAGCGCGTCGACAACGCCGAGGAACGCTACAAGGACGCCCTCTACAGGCACCTCCACAGCATCGAGACCCGCGGCTTCGATGCGGTCGATCCTGAGACCGGCCTGCTGGAGTGGTACCACGTCGCGTGCAATGCGATGTTCCTCGCTCACTTCGCTTCGGTCCATGCCGAGGCGGAAGCCGTCCGAGCGAC